AAGTTAGAGGAGATTACATGGAAAGATGATTCTCTTTGGTATTTGACCAGGCCGATGACGGAGAATGATATTGCAGAGACTCATACATTTCAACAATCTACTGATTTTGGGGTGTTTGAGGGTACAGTTACCATTGTAGAGACAAAGGAGTAAGAAGGGAATACATATACGAAGAAGTTATTTATCAGTCAGCCAATGAACGGCAAAACAGACGAATAAATTTTATCAGAAAGAGAAATTGCTATTACAAAAGCAAAGGAATTTGTTGGTGAAGAAGTAGAAATAATTGATACATTTTATACGAATTTTTCTTCAGACGCAAAACCCCTTGAATATCTGGCTAGAAGTATTGCTGATTTAGCAAAAGCGGATGTAGCATATTTTGCAAAAGGTTGGGATGAGAAGCGTGGCTGCAAGATTGAATATGAGTGTGCTACTCAATATGGAATTGCTACTATTACGGATTAGGAGAAAATATGAAAGTTGATATTTCAAAGAAAATTATTACTTTAGATAATCAAAAACTATCTGATGAAATTGAGAAATATGAGTGTATTAGCAATCAGACAGCGTACTTATTTATGAGTCAGAACACAATGAAAGCGTTGACTGATTTAATAGCAACGAGAATTCCATTTATGGAAATTAATACAGATGATTGTATTCTTGCTAAATATAAGGAAAGAAAAGTATTTCAGAACGATGAGCTGGAATTTGGTGAAATAGAAATCCGATAAAACTTCGATTTCCTGTGAAAAATTGGAGAATAAAATAATGTAACAAGGTAGTAATACCTAAAATATAAAATTCAAAATCAAAAGATTAAAAGGAGAAAATAACTATGACGACAGAAAAAATGACGGTACATAAAGCCCTGGCAGAACTGAAAATTATTGATGACAGAATTATTTCTGCAATTAACGGAGGAACATACTGTGTAGCAAATAAGCACTCTAACGAAAAAATTAAAGGTGTTTCAGTTGACGAATACAAAGGTGTAATACAAGGCTACTACGACAAAGCAACAGATTTAATTAGGCGTAGAAACGCAATTAAGAGAGCGGTTGTTTTATCAAATTCTACAACAAAAGTTTCTATAAATGGAGAAGAATACACAAGAGCCGAAGCTATTGAAATGAAGAATCACGGTGTAGAGTTTGATGAGAGAATGCTTGAAATGCTTAATAAACAGTATAACAAGGCACAGGCAGAAATTCTCAAACAAAACGGCGATGACCTTGAAAAGCGGGCAGAGCAGTACGTTATTGGAATTTATGGTTCTAAAGAAGGAAAAACCAACACAGATGATTTTGAGAAAACCAAAAAGGATTTTATGACGGCTAATGCCTTTGAACTGGTAGATCCGATTAAAATTCTGGACAAAATTAATGCCCTCGAAGATAAAATTGCCTCTTTCAAGGCTGAGGTTGACGCAGCATTGTCGGTCAGTAATGCAATTACTGAAATAGAGATTAGCTATTAGCGAATAGTTAATTAAGATTATTCACTGTTTACTGAAAACTTAAAACTACAACTCATTAGACTTTTGCAGATATAGTCTCATGTAAAGCGAAAAAGAAATCTGTAAATATAATGCAAATATTATCAAATGAAATTAAAATCTATGATAAATATTTGTATAATTTCACAAGTAAAACAGTACATATAACTTGGCATAAAATGGTGCGACCATTAGCTAAGTACATGTAAGTATTATGAAATTATACTACTATACTATAAATTATTGCTTCCAGATGCGAGAAGCGTGTACTGTAAAGCTTAAAGTTATAAGGCTCAAAAAGTAAAGCTGAAAATTCAAAAGTTTAAATCATGAGTCAAAGTTGAAATAGTAAATAGTAAAGATATAAAGTTTTATCAAATCCTTGATATACAGTTTAGCATAGTTGTACTTGGCTATAAGCATCTGCAAGGCTGGTAAATAGTGAGTAATCTATAAAAATAATGGGCATTCGCCAAGCGGTTAAGGCACAGGACTTTGACTCCTGCATTACGTTGGTTCGAATCCAACATGCCCAGTTCTCACCATAGTTAGTCCCATTAGCTAACACAGCTAAACCGCCAGGGACGGCGGTGGCTATGGTGATACCAGGATCATTAGCTCAGTTGGTCAGAGCATCCGGCTCATAACCGGACGGTCATCTGTTCGAGTCAGATATGATCCATAAGGCCGGTTCGACTCCGGCTCAATAGCAGAGGGCATGGTGCGACGGGGTGATGGTTCGACTCCATCTGATTTGTCTTTCAGAAGTGACGTGTCTGGGAGTAACCTGGGTAGGACAAGACTCATCCGCATGGTAAGGTGGATGTAAAACTGTCAAAGATTCCAGTTCAAAAGAGAATAAAATGAGGGAGGTATTATGTTTATATAAGGAGTTATAATGTTTATACAGCCGACGATGAAGATCCAAAATGTATAAGATGTGACAACGTTAATAATGATACTATTTGTATCACTCGCTGTGGTGAAAACATGGATGGAATGGATATGAGAGAAGAGAATCAATAATGCAGAAGAATAAAAGATAAATGTTTGCTTTCCTAGGGAGGTGAGTGTAATAGATAAAACAGAAATAAGATCAGAGATAATTAAACGGAGAATACATTATTTCTACTGTGATAATTGCGGTGAATATCTGGGCGCTGTTGAAGAATGTGATGATGGATATTACCATAGTCCAGGAGAATATAATTTGCCTATTCGTGTGGATAGTGTATGGTTTAGATATAATCAGCAATTGTGCGAAGAATGTAGAAAACAATTTATTGATACATTGAAAAATACATTGATTAATTTGGGATTTAAACCGGAATAAACCCACGTTTCATTGGAGGTGATAAATGTGACAATTCAGGAATTATATGAGTGGGCAATAAAAAATAACGCTAAAGATTTTGATGTAGAGATTCAATATAGAGACGGTGGAGGATGCTACGAAGGAACAGAAGATTTATGTGAATCTGACATTGAAATTAAACATACAAAATGGGGAGACGTGGTTGTTTTATAGACCATGAAAACCAAGTTTCGAGCGAGGAGGTTATAGAATAACGGATAAATTATCAGATACAGAAGGTATCAGGCGATGGCAATTAACTGGATACTCTGAGGAGCAATCTATTAAACTATATATTCTTATTGAAGAGTATTCTAAAAAATCCCAAACATATCAATGGGGGATGCTACTTTAAAATTAATGGCAGCAATGCAGGAAGTGTTCATAAGGGGACGAGATGTAGATATTCTTCCAAACAGTCTGTCTCAAATCATGGAGAATAAACCAACTATCCCAGGACTTAAAAGGAGAATAAGATATTGTAGAAATCCTATGGAGAAAAAGAAGTTACAACAGGAATTGAACGAGGCTTATAAAGTTCAGAATATAAGGAGTAAGTAATGGCAAAGTACAGAAAGAAACCGGTAGTAATTGAAGCATTTCAATATGATGGCGATTTACTGGGACCGATGGCAAGTATTATGTTCCTGATTGGGCTGTAAAAGCGTTTGAGGATGGAATGATTCATTTTGGATCGCTAAGATTAGATGAACCTCCGTGCGAGATGTTTATTGATACCTTAGAAGGAACTCACCATGCAAATGTTGGAGATTACATTATTCGCGGAGTAAATGGAGAACTATATCCATGCAAACCTAACATTTTTGAAAAGACTTATGAAATTGTGGAAGGAGAATAGTAGAATAGAGGTGAATACATCATTAGTAAAGAACTAAAATATCCAAAAGATATGTATACAGACTGTGGATTATATGATGGTGATATGGATAGCGAAGAAATTTCTTGTTATAAAGAGAAGTTAGTAAAGTGTAGAAAGCCACACAAATGTAATGCTTGTGATAAAGATATTCCTATAGGTGATTATGCACTTAATGAGTCGGGATTTATGGATGACCATGCAATATCCTGTTATACCTGTACAGATTGTATTGAGGACTGGTTGGAAGAATCTGGACAGGTAGATACAGAAGATGATAGAGAATAGCGATTGAAAATCTTATTTCAAATCGATAATTAAAAAAATATTATACATAAAAAGGAGAATATAACACTATGGAGAAAATTTTAGAATTGTTAGCAAGTAACCCGGAGTTAGTTATGCCAGTGGTAAGAGAGTACATTGCCAAGTATAAGCCTATGGCTTATGAACTGGCTCATGAAGTGGTGGAAATCTATAAGGATTATGCAAATAACACAGAGTACCCTTCTGTGATTGCAAAGACAAAGAAGAATCTCTACGATGCATATGTGAAAGTTGGATTTACTGGCGACCAGGCATTAGCACTCATGATTAATGATAATATTCAGCTTCTGAAGAATCTTAAACAAATATCTTCTAATAACAGCAAATCAACTAAGAAATCACAGACTTTTTAACTGATATAAAATTCCTATTTTATGTGATTATGTGAGGTGAAAACAATGGAAGATTTACCGCTAACGTGTGACTGTGGCTCCGAAAGTACAATACATAAAAATCCTTATTACGATGAGATTGGAGAAGTGGAGTATGATTTACACTGCGCAAAGTGTGATAAGTATTTAGGGCACTTTGTATATGGGTGTTGGGAATATTAATTGAGAAAGGGTGAGAAAAATAAGAACAGAACTACCATGTTTACCACTTATCCAAGAGAGATTTTGGAATGAGGTAAAAAATAAAAGAAGAATATGGGAGAGGTAATTGTTGTTGGCCAGAGTTTGAATTCTATATGTTTCCTCAAGTATGGGGAGATACATCATTAGGCTTCGGCGGCATTGGTGGTCAGGCTATGACATCTGCCTATACAACGGTCATAGTTGATAACTGTACTGGCTGGTGTGGAGTGTTTTTTGGAGAAAGACTGGCATATACAATTCTAAATCCTAATCAGGCGTTTTATGATGATTTACATAATGGTCGGATGGAGAGTGTTAGTAAATCGGGGAAATATTTGAGGAAAGAGTGAGGTAAAAATTTGGGATTAATTTGTAAGCCGATTGGCAATTTCGCAAGCGTAATGAGAAGAATGGAGAATAAGTTAGCAGCGGAGAAGATAGAGAATAAGGTAAAGAATGAACGCAAGAGAACAAAAGAATTGGGTGCAGTCTAATTCTATCAAAATAGAAATACAGCAATAGCTGTACAAAATATAAATTAAAAAGGAGATCATTATTATGACAGACATTAACGCAAAGAGCACAAAGGCAGAAATCATGGAGGCTTATATGGCCAGAAGAAGCAACTTGATAAGTTGATGGCAGCAAAGGACGATCCGGTTGCCCAGGAGAAATTAAAAAAGCAGAAGCTGACTCTTGATTCGGCAGCGGAGATTGCGGGTGCGGGTATTCTGAATGATTCAATTGTTAAGCAGTACAATGACATCTGTGAGGCAGTTGATATTAAAAAGGCAGAATTATGCGAATTATATGATATTGAAACAGAGTTGAACACACTTGTTGCCCTGGTAAACGCGCATAAAGACAAGGCTCATGAGTTGGATGAACAGTATAAGCTGGTTAAAGCTGAAGCAGAGAAAAATCTTCAGGACACAAAGGCCGCTATTAAAGATGAGATTGATGCTCTCAACAAAGAAAAGGCTGAAGCACTGGCCATAATTAGAAAAGAAGCCGCAGATTTAAAAGCACAGTTAAAACAGGAACGGCAGCGTGAAGAAGAGGAATATACATATAATCGTGATAGAGCAAGAAAGATTGCCGAAGACAAATGGGCAGATGAAGAAGCTGTGAAGCGTAAAGAGTTGGAAGCGTGGAATAATTCTATTGAAGAAAGAGAATTATCTGTTATTGCACAGGAGAACCACATTGGTGACCTTGAGCAGAAGGTAGCTGAAATCCCTTCGTTGATTGAATCTGCAACAACTGAAGGCTATGAGAAGGGGAAGTCCGATGCCGGGAAGTCTTGGGGTTTTGAAAAGAGGGCTATCGAGCAGAAGAATGAATATGAGCAGAAAGCGCTGCATGATAAGGTAGAACGTCTTGAGACGGATTTATCAGATGCTAAGAATACTATTGTTACATTACAGAATAAGCTGGATTCAGCTTATGCTCAGATGAGAGAACTTGCTACTGACACTGTTAAGAGTAATGGCGGAGTGAAGATTTTGGACAGGGAGACTTCCGGGAAGTAAGGTGCTAAATGGATTTATCAAGAGATTTTATACAATATGAGATAGACAATCCGCATAATGTAGCTTTTAAAAGTTTAGTGAGTTATGAAAACAGAGAAGATACCATTGAAGGATTTAGGAAGCTGCTTGATGGTACTGGTGGAGGTTGGATTTTGTGCAAAGACAACCTGCCAGACGATGGTGTAGAGGTTTTGTTTAAAGCAAAACTTGATGGGAGGAAGTATGTGGGACATAAGCATACACATATTTACCATGATGGAGAAAAACGGATTGAGTATCATTATTTAACGGTTAGGGGAAGTACACGAATTGGGTTGAAACCTATTGCATGGATGCCGCTACCAGAATAGTTTAATTAATTTCTTATTCAATGGTCATTTCTGACCGAGTTTCCACAAATAAAAACAATTGAACAGAGAATATTTGTTTAGGCAAGATACAGCCTGCCTATGGTGTATTTATGCAACTATATATAGATGAGACGGTGCCTTGTGCATACTATATATAGTTGTTAAATCGCCATGAAAGAGCTGTTTCATCATAGATTTTCATATAGAGTGACTTTCTATGTTCCAGTCTGCGAAGGCTGTTGATGTTATATAAGATGTAAAAATATATGAATAATTTTATTTACAGGAGGACATTCAATTAATGACAGAAACAAAGAAAAAAGGAAGACTATTCGATTTACCTGAGACAAAAGGATCATTCCAGTTGAAAGGTATTGTTAGTGGTGTAGAGAAGGAAAACTTCTATAAGGAAATTAAGACCAAGAGCAATAAAGATATGAGAATGATTAACTTTGGAGTCGGATACGCTGAAGGCAGCACACTCTATGTTAATTTACAGGGTATGGAACAGGACAATGTTTACTACTCTAAGAAAGCAGAAAAGAAAAGGCGAAAAAGGCGAAACTGTTAAAGTTCCTTGGGCAGACAGATTCACTTATAACCGTGAGGGATTCAGACTTATCGGTAAGAACATTGGCGTAAAGAAGAAAGTTGATGAGACTGGTAAGACTGTAAATGATAAGAAGGTTATGACAGACTTCGATGCTTGTAAGGAAGTAAATGAAAACCTTAAGGATGGTGCAAGCGTATTTATCAGAGGAACACTTGATTATAGCAGTTTCTTAGATAACAACGGCAACAAGAAGTCTTCCACAAAGTTAGTCCCTAATCAGATTTCCCTCTGTGCAGATGTTGTTTTTGATGATGATAACTTCACTCAGCAGAACGACTTCAATCAGGTAATTATCTTTATGGGAATTGGGCAGGAAAAGGTAGATGATAAGCCTACTGGTAGATTCGTAGTTGCTGCAAAGATTGTTACATATAGCACAATTGAAGATGTTGAGTTTATTGTGGAGAATAAGGATTTAGCTTCTAAATTTAAGAAATCTCTCAAGCCTTACAACGCAATCAAGGTTAATGGTCATATGGTTTCTTCTGTACAGACTGAGACTGTAGTTGATGATGACGACAATTGGGGCGAAGAAGACGCTATGGAAAAGGTATCTGCTCCTGTCAAGAGAGAGTTCATCATTACTGGTGCAAAGGTTCTACTATCGACAAGGAACTTTATACGGAAGCAAATATTGCTGAAGCAATCGCAAAGATTAACAAGGCTAATAAGGCAGAAAATGACTTTGGTAGTGATGATGGTGATGATTGGGGAGAAGCTGATTTAGATTCTGATGAAGATGAAGCATGGGACTAATTAATGGGTAAAGATAACCAATTAAAAGATAGAACAGGCGAGGTGTCATACACCAAGTATGGCACTAAAGCCACTACCGTCCAGTATATCAATAATAAAGATGTGCTTGTTGAATTTAATGATGATTATAGATTTCAGTATCACACAACATATATCAATTTTAAAAATGGAAGATTAACAAATCCATACGACAAAAGTATCTACAGAATTGGTTTTATCGGAATTGGAGATTATGATTCAAAACATATATCATATCCAGCTTGGTTCAATATGATTAAACGTTGTTACAAAAAACAAAAGAGTTATGATGATGAGTCCTATGATGATTGCATTGTCGATAAGGAATGGCACAACTTTCAGAATTTTGCAAAATGGTATGAAGAAAATATGTATGTGTGTGATGAACGTTTAGTGATAGATAAGGACATTAAATTGCATGGGAACAGAATGTATTCAAAAGAGTATTGTATGTTATTACCAGAAAAAATAAACCTACTATTCATTAAAGAAAAGGCAAGACGAGGCGACTTGCCTATGGGAGTGCATTTCCATAAGGAAAGAGATAATTATGTAGCAATGTGTTCTGTAGATGGAAAAACAAAATATATTGGCTCATATTCAAATCCTCAAATTGCATTTAATCATTATAAAGAGTTTAAAGAAAAGCATATTAAAAAGGTTTTAGAAAATTACATTGGTATTTTGCCAAGTGATATTTATAAAGCAGTTGAGAATTACAAAATAGAAATTACAGATTAACGGAGGTAAATATATTGAAGACAAGAGCAGCAAATAAAATTCAGACAAAGTTAGTTACATTATTATATGGTGCAACCTTTAGTGGAAAGACAACACTTGGATTACAGCTTGCAGATTTTAAGCGAAATGATGGCAAGCCTTTTAGAGTAGCAGTTGTTGATGCAGAAGGTGGCGGTGTAGATGACGCAGTTGAAGATTTAGAAGCAAGAGGTGTAGATACAAGAAATATTCATATTTTCTATACACAGAGCCTTCAGGAATTAATAACTATTCTTGATAAAATTAAAAACCATGACACATTCTACGAGTATGATGAAGAAGGTAATGAAACCGATGAGCCTATTTTAGACGCAGATGGTGAAGAATTCTTCCCTGACGCACTTCTTATTGATGGTACATCAATTTTCAGACTGACAAGTGAACAGGGATTACTTGAATTGTCTAAGAAGAGAAATACTATTAAGGCAGATAAAGATGGTCTTGTTGGTGCAGAAAGATTCGTTAAAATTCAGGGTGCAGACCTTGAATTTAAGGATTACAAAAGCTGAATTACTCTGGACAGAATTTAGTTCTTGACCTTATGGCAATTGGTATTAATGTTGTACTTACTGCAAGAGAGAAAGATGAAACAGTTCAGAAGATGGACAAGAACGGTCAGCAGGTTTCAGTATCTACTGGTAAAAAGGTGCACGATAGCTTTAAGGGAATCGACTACAACGTAAAGACTATTTTACATATGTATCAAGATAGCGAAACTGGTCAGATTTGTGCAGAAGTTGTAAAGGATAGAACTAAGGTGCATAAGGCTGGTGACATTATTGAAGACCCTACATTACTTGATTGGCAGACAATCATTGATAGAAACTCTGATAGAAAAGAATTTGTATTGAAAAATGACTTAGATAAGGCTGTTGAAACAGAGCAGAAGATGTATGAGAAAGAAGCAATGGAATTACACAATTCATTAAAGGGTAATACAATAACTCCTGATACATCTAATAATGAAAAAACAAGCAATATTGAAGAAATGAAGACTGATATTCGTGCCAAGGTTAACGCTTTACCACCTGTTAAGAAGAAAGAAATGAAAGAAAAGTTAGAGAGAGCAGGGCTTCCCACAGTATTTAAGAACGTGACAGATGCGGCTGTTTTGCAGAAAGTTCTTGATATGTTCAAGTAATATAAATTTTCGCATAGAAGGATAAAATATGAGAGCGACAAGAAAAGAAGGATGTATATGTCGAGTATGTGCTTGCTGCAATCAGTCCTTTTATATAGGTAAAGATAATATCAGTGATGCAATTTACTATGATAAAAAAACTTATCATAGTAATTGCTTTATTGATAAGCAAGTTAGCTCTTTTGCACCAAAAGAATTTAAAAATTCAAAGACAATGCCTAAAAACGATCAACTATTAGAATATTGTATAGATGTTCAAAAATATAAAAATGGTCGAAGGTATATTCCTAATGGAAAAGATAAAATAATACATGATTTTAATGAAGCAAAAAAGAAACGATATGAAGAGCAACTAATTGATTTTCACAATCGAGTAAATGATATAACCAATAATATATTGAACAGCGAAGAATTTATTCAATTAAAGAGAAATTCATATAATCATTTTTTGCGCTCGATAGAAAAGCAATGTGTGTATGACTTCATTTTAGAAGTTTATGATTTGAATATTATTCCTACTAATATTTGGGAAAAGATTACTGAGATTTATAATGGTACATATAAGGGGATGTCTATTGGGATACCTCCAGAACATTTACTTGATATGTGGAAAAGAAAAATTGATATGTTAAATGGTGTTGCAGAGAGAAATGAAATTAAGGGAATCAAAATGTCGGCAGACCAAAGATTAAATTACGACTTGTCAATTTTGGTTAATAAATATGACAGCTATTTAAAATGGCTTGAAAAACAGAAAATTATAGCATCAGAAAAAGAAATAGAAAAAAGTGAAAATATTGTTTGTAAAAGCATTGGATATACTTCATCAAATAAAAGCTGAAAAAAATGATTCAGATGATATATCTGCCTTGGTTGATGATATTTTCGGATGATTGGTGGTGGTAATTGATTGACGGAAGAACATAGTGCTTCAAACATCCAAGCTGAGATATGCTTCGTAGGCGCACTACTCAAAGACCCTGATTCATTTGTTAATTATGGAAATTTTATGAGAAGTAAGTACGACTTCTCTGATCCGGCAGTAAAGTTCTTTTATGACAGCTTTGAAACCTATTATTTGACTTTCTCACAGACAGTAGATGAGACAAAGGTGAATGTGTTTATGAGTCAAAATCCAGAGAGATTAAGCACATATAAACAATATAAAGGCTGGAAAACTATTCAACAATATATGAATCTTGCTGATGAAAATGATTGTAAAAATTATTTTGATACAGTGAAGAAATATTCTCTTGTTAGGGAGTATGGTAGAAATGGATTTCCTGTTGATAAAATAATAGCCCATAATAACTTTGATAAAATGTCTCCTAATGATATTTACAGAATCATTCGTACAAAGGCAGACAAAATACATACCGTTATCAATGCTGGTGAAGAAGCAGTAGAACTTACTGACAATAATACATCTCAAATTGACAAATATCTTGAAAAACCAAATTTCGGTTTGCCTTTTCCTTGGTATATGTATAATGAATATTTTCTTGGCATGAGAGAAACGAAGTTATTATTTGAAGGTTTCTTATCTAATGAGGGTAAAACGAGAAAATTGGTATTGTTAGCTGCTTATGTTGCATTAGTTCAAAATGAGAATTTCTTCTTAATGAGTAATGAGATGGACGAAGAAGACCTGCGTAGTTGTTTAATTACAACGGTTATCAACAACAAAGACTTTCAAGAATTGCATGGAGTTGTCCTTGAAAAGCCGGAAAAAGAGATTGTCTTAGGCGTTTATCATGACCGAAAAGGAGAAATTATTAGAAGAAAGATAGATGATTTTGGTATCTATATTGAATCTAATGAAGATTATATCAAACGAGTTCAGTCTGAATCAGATGAATATTGGCAAGTAAGAAAAGTAACAGAATGGATTGATAGTCTAGATAGAAAAGGCAAGGTAATGTTTAAGGATGTCGGCAATGATTATAGTCCTGAACAAATTGAATTTGAATTGCGTAAAGCAAAGATGGTTCAGAATATCAAATACTTTGGGTATGACACTCTAAAAGGCTACAACACTGATGATTGGTCACAGATTAAACAGTTTGCAACAAGATTAAAAGAACTCACAAAAGAGTTGCGAATGAGTGGATATGCAGTATTTCAGTTAAGTGATGATACAGTATTTACTGATATTTTTAGTCTAAGCAGTAATAATATTGCCAATGCAAAACAGATTAAACATGTTGCTGACATATTGAACATTGGTAAGAAACTCAATAAAGATGAATATCACAAGTATCAAATGGTGGCAGAGAATGATAGTTGGGGAGAGCCAGTAACAGAAGATTTAGATTTAAAGAAACAATACTTTTGCATTAAACCAGATAAGAATAGAGCTGGTAGCAAAGATAAAATCATGTTATTCGAGATAGACCTTAACTTAAATGTTTGGAGAAATATAGGTTATATCATTAAAAGACCTAAAAATTCAGAGTAAACGGAGGGTGGCAATTGGATGCCAAAGAACTAAAGAATTACATATATGAGAATAGATATGTTGAGCAGATATTAGAGTCCATCGGTTGCCACCATATTAAGTATCATGCTTCAAATGCCTATTGGACTTGTGCAAATGCTAATGGAGACAATAATGGAGCAATTGTCTTGTATAACAATGAATATTTAATGTGCCTGAATTATACAAGACAGATGATAAAAGGTGATCGAAAGACTGATATTGTTGATTTAGTTTGTTATACAAAAGATTTAACTTTTCCAGAAGGATTGAAATTTATATGTGAAGAAATTGGAATGTCATATTATCACGATTTTGATGAGGATATTCCTGATAGTTTTAAAATTCTAAAAATTATTGATGATATGAACTCCAATTCCTTAGAAGAAAAAGAAAAGCCATTAAAGCCAATTAGCGAACGAATTCTTTCCTATTATAAAGAGTACGTCAATGACTTATTCTATGAAGATAATATTGATTATTCTACCCAAAAAGAGTTTGAGATTGGCTTTGATGAAGAAAGCAACAGATACACAATACCTATTCGTTCAGAAATTGGTGATTTAGTCGGTGTCAAAGGTAGGTATTTTGATAGAAAAGTTCCAGAAGGAGAGAATAAATATATATACCTTGAGCCTTGTGCGAAGTCAAAAATAATATATGGGCTTTATAAAACATTAGAATATATCAAGGCGAAAGGCAGAATTTATGTAGGAGAAGCTGAAAAATTTCCACTCCAATTGTGGAGTTATGGCTATAGAAATAGCGGTAGTACAGGTGGTAAAGAATTATCGCAGTATCAAATTGATATGTTAGTAAGATTGGGTGTCGATATCGTGTTGTGCTTCGACAAAGACGTAACTAAAGAAGAATACGAAGAAATAGCTGAGAGATTTCCAGATGGTGTTCCGCTTTTTTATATGTTTGATGAAGACAACATCTTAGAGGAACATGAGTCTCCTTCAGATACCCCTACAAAGTGGCAGTATATGGTAGAACACAATATTTACAAACTGAGATAGTGAGGTGTGAATTTGCAATACAAATTATATGAAAATGGAAATAATGATACTTCTAATGTGTTAGCAGAAGTTCTTAAAAATAGAGGAATAGATGATTACAACAGATATTTAAACTTAGACGAGAGTGTTGTTGAACCATATCGAAACTTAGACAATATTGAAGAAGCAGTTAGTTTATTCATGAAACATTTCAATCAAAAAAATAAAATTGGAATATTAGTTGATGAAGATCCAGATGGGTTTTGCTCCGCTGCAATGATGTATTCGTACATAAAACAAATGGATAGTGATTATCCAGTTGATTACATTTTACATGGAAGAGCAAAAGCACATGGGCTATCAGATGATGTAAAGATTTTAAGTGATATTGATTTGTTAATTATTCCTGATGCTGGAACAAATGATAAAAATGAAATTAAACATATTAATGAAGATGGAATAGACATTTTGATATTAGACCATCATGAATTAGAAGGAAAAAATAAGCAAGAGGATTTAATATTTGATGACGCTTTAAATGGAACGATATACGAAACGGTAATTGTCAATAATCAAATGAGTAACAATTATTCCAATAAAAATCTGTGTGGCGCTGGTGTGGTATATCGTTTTTTACAGGCATTGGATGAAGAAAATTGGAATGAGTTTGCAGATGATTATTTGGATTTATGTGCATTGGCGAACATTAGTGACGTAATGGATATGCGTTCTTTTGAGACACGGTATTTTACAGATATGGGATTATTAAATATACAAAATAAATGTTTTAAAGCTCTTGTGGATGCACAGGATTATAGTATGGGTGGCAAGATAAATATTCATAATGTTCAATGGTATATTACTCCCATTTTAAACGGAATGATCAGGATTGGCTCGTCAGAAGAAAAGGAATTATTATTTAGGGCATTTATTGAACAGGATGAATTCTTTGAATATAAGAAACGTAAGCCTGCTGAAACAATTCAAGAAAGCATATATGACAGAGCAGCTAGGTTATGTAAAAATGCAAAAAGTAGGCAAGACAAAACAAAAAAGAAAAATGTGTATCTCAAATTGCAGAGATTGCACAACATATTCCACAGGAAAATAAAGTGGTTATGATTGATACTTCTGATATTCTTGATAATGGTTTGACTGGCGTTGTTGCTATTAAGATTGCTGAAATGTTCAATAAGCATGTATTCTACTAAATAAATTTTTAGATAAGAAAACAGGGAAGATTACATATGGTGGCAGTGCAAGAAATATTGATAACAGTCCTATTGATAGTTTCAAGGATATAGTAAACAGCACAAATATATTAGATGGTAGAGGTCATGCCAACGCCTTCGGTATTGTTGGTTTAGAGATAGATAAAAAAGATGACGCATTAAACAGGCTCAATGATATTTTACAGGATGTTGAGTATGATTCTACATACAGAGTTGATTTCATTGTGGACATTGATGATGTGACCGTTAAGATTGTTACTGATTAGCAAGGCTTGAAGATATTATCGGACAAGGCATCGAGGAACCGATGCTTGCAATTGAAAATATCAGTCTTACAAAAGAACAATTTGAGATATTTGGAAAGAATGAAGATACTATTAGTTTTATGATTGATGAGATTAAATATATCCAATTCAAATGTAAAGAAGGAAACCAACTGTATGACTGGCTACAAAATGCCTGGGACGAAAATGATAGCGTGGTCTTTAATATTGTAGGAAAACCATCAATTAACGAATATAACGGAGTTAGAACACCACAAATAATTATAGAAGATGTTGTTGTGGTAAGTACAAATAATTCAGATAATGAGGAAGAATGGTAGGTGATTGATTGTTTACACTTTTACATATACATACAACTAAAGGTTCTCTGCTGGATTCCATATTGACTGTTGAAGAAGCTGTTAAATTTGCAAGTGAAAACGGTATGAAAGCTATGGCTTTAACTGATCATGGAAGTATGGCTTCATTTGTGGATTTTGTTAAAGAATGTAATAAATATAATATCAAGTCCATAATCGGCAATGAGATTTATGAAGTAGATGATATGTGGGAAAAGGCAGACACAAAAGAGTACACTCAACCACGCTACCATCTGATTTTATTAGCAAGAACACAAGAGGGATATAAAAATCTCATTAAGATTACATCCGTATCAAGAACAGAAGGATTATATAAGAAACCAAGAATTGATATTAAATACATTAAAGAAAATGGGCTTGGCAGGGGAATTATTTGTTTAACTGCTTGTCAAGCAGGTAGGTTAAGCAGATACCTTACTAATGGGAAGTATGACGAAGCAGAACAATTTGTTAGTCGTTTACAAAATACTTTTGATTATGTGGTATGTGAGCTTCAGTCTCATAATACAGAAGACCAGGCAAATGCTAACAAATTGATTTATGAATTTTCTCAGAAGCATAATTTACCATATACCATTACGACAGACGCGCATATGTTAAGTGATTCTTTAAAAGATTCACATGCAATGTTTGTTGAAATTGGAGAAGGTAGAGAAGTAGGAGAGAGTTATACAGACTGCTATTTGCAAACGGAAGATGAGATTTATGAAAAATTATCTGATCAGTCTCGGAAGAAGTAATTAAAAAAGGTATTGAAGAATCTATAAATATTGCTGACATTGTAGAGAATGTTGATATTGGCTTAAACAAAGGAAATATCATGCCAAAGATTAACATTGAAAATGGCTACGATAGTCACGAAGATTATCTAAGATATTTAGTGTTTAAGACCTTTGATGAAAAGTTTGGTCATATGTCAAAAGAAGACCAAGAGATAAGAAGACAAAGACTTGAAACAGAATTGCCAGTATTATATGTAGTTGATTATACAGACTACTTCATTATGCTATATATGCTTGCAAAAGAAGCACGAAAAAGACATATTCCATTAGGTTATTCCAGAGGTTCAGGTGCAAACTGCTTGTGTTTATTTATGCTAAATGTAACACAGATTGATAGCGTAAGATGGGATTTAGACTTTTTCTCGTTTTGCTAATCTTGGAAGAAAGTCTATGGCAGACTTTGATTGGGATATTTCAAAACGTAGAAGAAAAGAAATGGTTGAGATTTCCGAAGAGTTGTTTGGAAAAGAGAATGTCGCACCAATTGCAACATTCAATACATTAAGTACAAAGGTTGCTATCCGTGATATTGGTAAAGTTCTGGATGAGAAAGAAGATTCTCCTTACTATAAGCAGATCCCTTATAAGCTGCGTGATGAAGTTGCAAAAATGATTCCTACAATTAAAACTCTGAATGATTTAGGAGAAGAGGAAGAAAAAGATGTGCTTCTAAAAGATATTCTTAATAAGAATGAAAAACTGAAAAGAAGTACATGATAAGTTCCCATTATGGTTCAAATACGTTATGGATGTTGAGGGATTGCCCAAATCAATGGGTAGACATGCAGCCGGTACTCTTATTACACCCACACCAGTTACAGATTATTGTCCATTATGTTATGACTCAGAGAAGAATATTATGATTGAGTTAGAAATGCATAATGCAATGGATGATTTGGGTCTTGTCAAAATGGATTACCTTGGCTTGGAAACACTTGATATTATTGACGATACTCTCAAAATGGCAGGTATCACTTGGGAAGATGTAGATATTAACCACTTAGACCTTAATGATAAAGCAGTATTTGACACTGTATATAAGAATGGTAATACAGTAGGTATTTTCCAGATGGAGTCAGCAGAAGCAAGACGAATGTGTATTGAAGCCAAAGCGGATAACGTAGAGGATATCATTGTTGTGAATGCTGCGAATCGACCAGGTACTAAAGAGAGTTTTCCTACATATTGTCAGAATAAGTTACATCCTGAAAGTGTAGAGGTTTTACACGATGATTTAAGAGAATTATTTGGTAAGACGCACTTTATCTTGTTATATCAGGAACAAGCATTACAACTTTTTAGACATGCTGGTTTCCCAGAAGACCAAGTAGATAATGCGAGACGTGCTATGGGTAAGAAAATCAAAGCAGTTATGGAAGGTTTAGAGACTGACTTTAGAAAAGGACTTACTGAAAAGGGTTGGAACAATGAACAGTTAATTGAGATTTGGCAGTTAATGTTAAAGCAATCTGAGTACTGTTTCAATCGAGGTCATGCAGTTGCCTACGGTCTGTTATCTTACTTAACAGCATACCTAAAAACGCACTACACAATCTATTTTATGGCTTCATTACTTACTTCAAAGAGTGATAAGGTTCAGAAAATCAGCATTGTAATCAATGATTGCAAGCGATTAGGTATTAAGGTATCGCAACCAAACGTTAATAAATCTGATATGAAATTCACAGCATTACCAGAAAAGAATGAAATTCTGTTTGGTTTGTTGGCAGTAAAAGGTCTTGGAGAGTCAATCGTTTATAAGATTATTGAAAACAGACCATATCAGAGTATGAATGACTTTGTTGAAAGAGTGGCAGATAAGACTGCAATCATTACTTTGATTAAAGCAGGTGCTATTCCTACTAAGGATAAAATGCTTTTGTTGAAGAAGTATGCAAATAGTTTGTTTGAGAAGAAAGATTATAAGCCTGTAACAACAGTTCCATCACCATATTCTAAACTCATTCCTTTTGGATTAGATGTAGAAGATTATAGAGATGGCAAAAAGGTTGATAAAGACAGATTGTTGGCAGATTACAACAAAGCAAAAGAGAAGATATATATTGAAGAACAAAGTCAGAAGTATAAGAAACATATGATGGAGTTCAAAGAGAAATATGCAAAAGATGAATATATGTGGGAATTTGATACGTTGTCAATGTTCTTAACTAATGACCCATTAAAAGATGCGTATAAGTTTACAAAGACCGATTGGGATATGGTTGAAGATGGTGATAAGACCACATTGTTCTGTGTAATTGTTGATATTAAGAGAAAGAAAGATAAGAACAGCAATCAGTTTGCATATTTAGATTTGTATACACCATTTGGAATTATTGAATCAACAATATGGTCAAGCCAGTTAAAACAGTTTAGTGATGATGTAAAGAAGGGTAATTGTCTTGCTATTCTTGGTAGAAAGCGAGAAGAACATTTCTTTGTAGAGAAGATTAAACCATATAACACTTGGCTTGAACAGATGAGAAAGAAAGGAGTGGCAGTATAAGTTTGTTTGATAATGAAGAAGAAATTTTAAAGTTCAAAGCAACCATAACTTACTGTAGATACTACAATGAAGACTCAACGTGGGGAGTTTACGGATTTGCCACTGAAGATGAAATACCGCATTTTACAACAGAAACAAAGATAGACTTGCCTTTTGAAGATAAAAAGGCAGGCAATCCTAACAGAAAATTAAGTTCATTAGCAGGAAAGATGCAAGAGTTGGTTGTCGGTGGAGAATATATGATTAAGGCAACATATAAATGTGACAAGACTTATGGACACCAATACAATCCAATCTCTGTGTATGCATTGATTCCACAAACAAGAGAGTCACAGTTGATGTTCTTACAGTCAATTATCTCGCCTTGGTTGGCAGAAAACTTAATTAATGCATACCCAAATGTAGTAAATGATGTGGCAAATGGGACTTTAAAAGAGATTGATTATGACTTAGTTAAGGGCGTAAGAGAATTTACATGGAATAAGATAAAAGAAAAAATCATTAATAACTATCTTATTTCAGACATTATTACAATGCTTAAACCGTTAGGTGTCACATATACAATGATAAAAAAGTTACTGTTCGATGAACCAAATCCTGTACTGTTAAAGCAACAGCTAGAGGATAACCCATATCTACTTACAAAAATTAATGGGTTAGGTTTTAAAAAAGTAGACAATCTTGCATTAAAGCTAAAGCCGGAGTTTATTAATTCTACTGAAAGACTTGTGGCATTTATAAAGTATTATTTTACAGATTTGGGAGATAGCAAAGGTCATACATGGTGTTCTGTAAAAATATTGAAATCAGCAATTAGTAATAATGTTCCTGAATGTGTTGATAAAGTAGATTGGTTATTAGAGAACAATGAGTTTTTACATATTGAAGACGATAAAGTAGGCTTGAAATATTACTATGACATTGAAATGCAGATATATAATTTGCTGCTTGAAAAGTCTAAGAAACAGACAGATATCAATATTTCAGATGAAAAAATTGAGCAAGCAATCAAACATGCAGAAGAAGAACAAGGATTTGAGTATGTCATTGAGCAATTAGATACGATAAAAAAGAGTTTACATAGAACAATTAGTTTGATAACTGGGAAAGCTGGAACAGGCAAGACATCAATTATGAGGGCAATTGTTAAGGCTTATACGGAGAATCAATTTACATTAACTGCGTCAGCTCTGTCGGCAATGGCTGCGCAAAGAATAACGGAAGCGACATCATTTCCTGCAATGACAATTCATAGAACATTAGGATGTATGGGGTTGAATGAGTTTAGCTTTAATAAAGACAACCATATGATTACAAGCGTAGCTTTTCTTGATGAAGGAAGTATGGTAAATGCAAGTTTATTTTTACATTGGTTAGAAGCTATTGATGACAACACAAGAATTATTATATCTGGTGATCATAAACAGTTGCCGCCTATCGGATTTGGCAATGTATTTTCAGATTTGATTGAAATGTTTGATGATTCAGTGGTTAGCAAGTTAGTAAAACCTATGAGACAAGCTGAGAAATCGGGAATATTGGTAGATGCAAACTTGATTAGAGAGAACATAAATCCTATTACGGAAAAGTTGCAACCAAGAATTATTCATGGCGAACTACAAGATATGTATTATATGTTCCGTAATAATAGACAGTCATTATTTGATATTGCAGTAAAAACATTCTTAAAGTCTGTTGATTCAGATGGTATCGACAATGTAGTTATTGCAGTTCCAAGAAGAAAAGATTGTCTGAATAGTACAAACGAGTTAAATAAGGTTATTCAAGAAAAGCTGTTGGGCGATGTATTGCAGAGTATTTCAGGTTTTGAGAATGAATTCAAACTTGGTGCTAAAGTAATGCAGACTGTAAATGATTATGATAAAAACGTGTTCAATGGAGAAATAGGATATATAACAGAAATTAGTGAGCGTTATGAGGGTAAAAAGAAAGAAGAATATTGTGTAGTAACTTATACAGATATTTTTGGTAAAGATAAATTGATTGAGTATACGAAGAAGGAACTTGCTGCTCTGGATCTTGCTTATGCAATGACAGTACACAAGTTACAGGGAGCCGGTAGAAAGATTGTTATTGGCATTATTGATAACACACACCATCAACTTTTAGACAACTGTATGTTATACACATTACTGACAAGAGCAAAGAAGAGATGTTTATTGTTGGCAGAACCACAAGCATTTTTACAGTGTATTCGTACAAGTCACAATAAACGGAACACATGGATGATGTTAGAAGAAAAAGAAGCATAAAAATTGTCTATATATAGCGGCTTGTAAAATAAAAAACTACTATATATAGACTGAATGAGGCAATGAAATAGGACTTTCATGTGAAAATGATTTCCGTATATAGTGAGTAAAACTGCACCGATATACTATATATGGTATAAAAGAGAGAGGGAAAATAATGAAGGTAATAGAGTTTATTACGAAATTAGAACAGCTTGGATTTAACGATGAAACAGAATTGAGTTTTGGCTTTCTGAATGGCGCTCAGGGAGAATATTATGAATGTAATTTTAAAAGTATTGACGATAATGACAGAGAAGTCGGATGTGATGATTTAATTGTTGAATTTGAAAAGCCCAATGATTATATCAAAAGCGAAGTAGAATGCGCAAATATTGATTTGAGAGAAGAATTGCTGAATGTGATTAACGGGAGATTGTAAAGTTCAATCTTGAAATTTAGAGAATAAGAAAATAGGAGGAGAGAGGTTTGGTCGGCCAACTAAAAGTATACTTTACTCCTAAAATAAATTGAAAGAAAAATATATAAAGAGTCCGTTGAATTATGTGGGTGGTAAATATAAGTTGTTGAAAGATATTATTCCACTGTTTCCAGAAAAAATTAACACTTTTGTTGATTTATTTGGTGGTGGATTTAATGTGGGAGTTAATGTAAATGCAGAACGCATTATTTACAATGAATTGTGCAACCAAGTTGTTGAACTTATGAATTATCTAAAAGATAAACCAAACAGAAAAACTAATTAAAAGAAATTGATGATTTGGTAAGTGATTATAAATTGTCAAAAGAAAATAGGAATGGATTTTTGCGATTAAGAGCAGAATATAACAACAATCCTACCCCTATAAAATTTTATACATTGATTTGTTATGCATTTAATTACCAGATACGTTTTAATCAACAAGGTAAATATAATATGCCATTTGGTAAAGATAGAAGTAGTTTTAATCCTTCACTTAGACAGAAATTTATTGAGTTCTGTGGCAGACTACATAGTATTGAATGCGTGTTTATGAATAACGATTTTTCTGCTTTAGACTTTACCGATTTTACAGATTCAGATTTAGTTTATTGTGATCCACCATATTTTAATAGTGTAGCAACATATAACGAACAGAACGGTTGGACAGGGAAAAATGAAACTACCTTACTGGATATACTAGATGCCCTAAATAATAGTGGTGTTAAATTCGCACTAAGTAATAATCTTAAATATGACAATCCATTGTTATCCAATTGGAAGAATAAGTATCATGTACATTACTTAAATGGAGATTATAGCAATTGTAATTATCAAAAGAAGGATAAAAGTAAGGATATTGAAGTGTTGATTACTAATTATTAAGGATGAAACGTATGTTTCTTCCGAGATTGTGAGGTGATGAATTATAGAAAATTTTATGTATAGTATTTTAAAAAATATAAAGGATTTGAACACTATAGCAATTTTTTATCCAAAAGAATTCCGTAATCATCCTATACTTCAAGAAAATATGAAGAATCTCAACTCTAATCTAAATACATGGATAAATGCTAAAGAAACGTATGAAAGAGAAAAAAGATTTATGGATTCATTACATTTCGATTCTGAGATAAATAAACAAAGAGAAATAATTAAGAACACGGAGATAGACTTGAAAAAAGCTGATGAGAAACTCAACAAAGAAATATCTCCGTATAAATGGAGAGTCATAGAGAGATTCGTAACGTGTATTGAGGGGCAAGATATAAGAGCAGATTATGCATTGTTTTTAGAGGATAAGCGATGAAGATTAAATTCAAAAATGGCTCCTCAATAGAAAGTATTGGTGACGAATCAGATGTAAAGCGTTCTCAAAGAGTAGAGGAACAAATTGCCAGAATGTTAAAGCGAATCCAATATTGGCAGTATAATCCAGATAAATATATAGAATTTATTACTGGTGTAAAGTTGTCCTGGTATCAAAAAGCGTGGGTGAAATTATGGAGGAAAAATAAGAAATGAATTTACTAATTAAAGACAGAGCAAGCGGAAAGACAACAGGATTAATCTACACGAGTGAAGCAACACAATATCCTATTGTTACATTCAACAGAATGTCGATTAACTACATAAAAGAAAAGGCAAAAGATATGGGGTGTTTAATCCCGGAGCCGTTATGCATTGCCGATCTTAAAAGTAATTCGGCAATGGGGAGAATACTTCCTGATAATGTATTATTAGACGAAGCGGGTGGGATTATTGGGGATGCATTAAAAGCATATCTTAGAACAAATATTGTTGCCGCAACTATGACAGATTCATTAAGAGAACATTATGACAGGATGAAGAAAGCGGAGTAAAGGGCAGTTTCAAGAGAGGATTAATAATGGAAGAAACAGATAAATTGATATTAAAGTTTAGCTATACAGATATGTATAATAATGAAACCAACTTATATAAAACTATTAGCTCTTGTGCAGTAGATGATAGTTCAGAATATGACATTTTGGTTAGTGAATTTAGAAATTTTCTAGTGTCGTGCGGTTTTACTGAAGAGGTTGTTAAAAGTAGAATAATGTAATTAAAGGAGTAAACCTTTCTTTCATCCCAGAAAAAACATATTGAGGTATAAATGGCAAAGATATTTTATAAGAAAAAGTTGTATGGTTTTGAAAAAGATTGCGAAGATGAGTTCGGCAAATATCGCTGGTATTTTAGAATTTATAGATGTTTTTCCATTGAGGGTATTAGTTACTCAGCCGAGACATCGGATATGTTCACCAACCAGAAAAACTAAAAGATTGTATGAATACGGTATTAGAGCATCTTGAAAAAGATAACCCACGATATTACAGACTAAAAGAAAATGTTATAAGCAAGGGGCTACATAATAAGTTGTGGTAATCACAATGAAAGAGTAGCTTTATCTGCTCAGGGAGGAATAATGCAGTGAAAAAATTCAAATGTACAGTAACCAGAGAGACAACCATGGAAATTGAAATAGATGACTCTGTTTGGACTCCTGATGCTATACGGGCATGGAGTAAATCATTCTATGATGCAGATGATTTAAAGGGTGTGGTGGAACATGTGGCTAGGCTGAAATCAAAGTATGAAGATGGAGAGTTCATTGAAGGATTCGGCATTCCGATGATAGATGGAAAGAAACCATATCCATACATAGAAGATAATCAGATGGCAAAAGATATAAATATCTGTAATCAATCTGTTTACTCAGATATTGATGTAGAGGAACTATGAGAAATATAGTATATGACTTTTTTATGGGGCTGATTTGTGTTTTGCTTGTATTAACTATGATAGGCATTTTAGTTCTGCCTGATGTTCTTGGAATATGGTCACATGGCAGGAAATGAAGTAGCTACGTGGCTGGATAAAGGAGTGTGTAATTTGAGAAAAGATATTTTGGGTAGAGAGCTGCACGATGGAGATGTTTGTGTTGGTAAAGGCACAGGAAGATATGTTGTAGGTATGGATGTTGGAGTATGGAGCGGTAAATCTATTGCTTTTAGAGGTGGCGGAAAACGTTCTATGGGAGATGTTTTTTTTAGTTGTAAATCCATCTAAAGAAGAACTAGAAATAAAAGAAGAGATAGAAAAATCATTATCCGAAAGTGAAGCAAAGCGTAAAGAAAAAGAATCCATATCTACTATACCCCTGAGTAACTTACAGGTAGGTGGAGTATATAAGTGCAATAATGGGCAAACCTATATCTATTTAGGAAAACGAAAAGTAATATTGGATGATTGTTATAGATCTCATGACGATATTGCAGAAGGGCATTGCTTTGTCTACGTTAATGAAAAATGGTCAGATGATGAAATAAAAGAGAATATATTGTATGTAAATACATATCGTGGAACGCATAATATTGATGTTTTAAAAGGGAATAAGAAATTGACAGAACTAATACGCGGTGTAGATTTAACATTCCCTATGATAAATGAAGTTAAGCGAGAGGGATATAATCGCTATTGCGGTGAGAATCATTATAAATTAACTGTTGAATAAGCGGAAGAAACAGTGGTTTCGAGGGAGGTAAGCAGATGCTTTACAAAGTAAAATATTACACGCTTTCTAGGGGTGCAGATGGTTCAATTGGGAATATAAAACAATATTCAGATGTTTGGTATACGGAGGTATGTATTGCTAATATACCACAAGTACTTGAAGCAATAGTAAAAAATAAAAAGAATGATAAATATGTTCCTGTTGTTACAAATATAGAGATGATTGATGGACATTTATGATAATACATTAAAAAGTGAGGATGGCTGTGGGAACTTATGTGTCAATATATAAAACAGATCGCAATAAGCTGATGGAAATGTTTACATTTGAAAATATTACAGCGGGTGCATTACTTGATTCTATTTTTTATTATGGACATGACAATATATTAGATGAAGTATGCTTTGTCAAATATAGTAGTTTAAGCGTATTTTGTGATTTTTTCAAAAATAATAATTTACAGTATGAATACGAAGACACAATAGAGTTAACTAAAGATATATATGAATCAATAATTAAATGGCTTAAAAAGGAATTGGAGAGTTATTCGCTTTTAGATATTGCTAATAATATTGTGGGCGAAGATAAAGCTCTAAGCATGATAAATGTATATAGTGTTTTAACAAATCTGTCTTTTGATTGGAAAATGATATTCTATTTTTTACATCTGGTTAAAAAGGAGACGAATATGAAAAGAGTATTGAAGAAATATAGAAGCATTATGGTTATTGGAGCCGCGCTGGTTTTTAATTTGGTGACGAGTCTGCTAGTATATCATCCAGATGGAAAGTTGTTTAACCAACATCCAATGACGGTGACTGAATGGGTATGTGATATTATTGCGATTATTGGCTGTTTTACTGGATTTGTAATGATGTTGTTTGACGCAAATAGGGATACAAAGGATAAAATCAAAGAAGCTTTTTTAGAAGCCAACGAAGAACTGAAAGAGGACAAAGATAGGGCATTTGAAGCAACAAGAGACTAAACGAGTATTTCTTCGTCTATCACAAAACAGAGTGGCATTATATTATTTTATATCTTAAATTTCATAGGTTCATTTTCAAAGACAGGTCTGATAATAATCTGATTTTCGTAGACTTCAGCTGCGAGTAATCTTCCAGGGAAAAAGGTTGTTTCATAAAGATAAGTTCCTTCGAGTTTGATAGATGGAATGGTTTCATTGGATTGCATTTTGAATAGATTTTATTACTTTTGGATCTCGATTAGTCATAATGGGTCCTTTCTGCCACTCTAGGACCTATTTTACCATAGAGTGTTGGAAATGGCTATGTTCGCTAAATTGAGTAGGAGGTAGTGCTAATGCATTATGATGATGAATGGGAAAAGTATTATGGGAAATATGATAAAACTCAGGAAGCAAATGCTGCTAGAGAGAAGATGATATTGGAATTATCTGTGGAGGAGAAAATCAATATTATGTTTGATGATTTTCTGCGGTCAAAAGAGAATTACCAGGTAATAGGATTAGCCAAGAGATATTGCGAGAAAGAGGAGGGTGTAATTGAAGGAAGTAATTGATATTTTTAAACAAATTCAAGACACAAGCAGTCTGAATGATAAAAAGAAGATAATCGGTTCCAATAAAGACAACAAACTATTTAAGAAGTATCTGGTGTTTTTATTAGATAATAACATCGTGACAGGCATAAGCGATAAAAAAATTAGTAAACCAGATGCTAATACATGCCAGCAATGTAAAACTGTAAATTTAAATACCTTTGAGGATGTTATGGATTATCTGAAGGAACATAATTCTGGACGAGATGAGGATGTCGCCAACGTTAAAGGATTTATCTATGACCATTACATAGAAAATGATTATGAGTTTATGTTTTATGTCCAGATGGTCACTAAAAAGTTTAGACTTGGCTGTGATGCAAAAGTGATTAATAAGGTTATTCCGGGCCTGATTCCAACCTTTGATGTTATGCTTGGAACTCCAATTGATAAAGCAAAGGTGCCGGAGAATACGTGGTTCTCCTTAAGCCAGAAATTAAATGGAAACAGATGTATTTATTATGATGGGAAATTTTATACGCGTCAAGGTAAGGAGTATTATGGGCTTGATCATATAAAGCATGACATTGAAAAAATTGTGAATGCAAGAGATTATGTTTTTGACGGGGAACTTACATATAAAAATCTGGAGGGGTTAACTGATTCTGAAGCATTCCAAAAGGGAACAGGAATCGCCCAGAGTAAAACAGAATCAAAAGAAGAATTAAAATTGGTTTTATTTGATGTGTTACCAAGGTATGAGTTTGATATTGGAAAATCAAAAGATACATATAGAAATCGGAAACAAAAACTTCTTGCGCTAAAAGCGTTCATTACTGGCAATCTTGAAATCGTAACTATGTTCTATGAAGAATTGATCAATCCCAAATCTGGAAATGGCTAGACTATGCAGAGACACATGATATGGAAGGGTTAATGCTGTCATTAGATGCACCATATGAGTGCAAGCGTACTAAAACTTTATTAAAAGTTAAGAAGTTCTATTCTTGTGATATTCGGTGTATCGGAGTTGAAGAAGGGAGCGGACGCAATAAAGGAACATTAGGAGCATTAATTTGCGATTATAAAGGAAATCGAGTAAATGTCGGATCAGGATTCTCCGATGCAGATAGGAAACATCTTTGGTTGAATCCAAACAATGTTGTTGGGCATATTATTTCGGTTAAGTATAAAGAGGAAACTAAGAATAAGGATGGAGGAATATCTATTCAATTCCCTGTTTTCGAATGCGTAAGATTCGACAAGGATGAGCCAAGTTATAATTAGGAGGAATAACCATTGAACAGAATAAAAATTAAATTAGAGTCGCCTGAGCAAGTAACGGGCTTTATTAATCTTTGCTCAAAATACAATAACGACATCAATCTATATGACGGTAGCATGGTTATAGATGCAAAATCTGTCATAGGGGTATTTGGAATCCAGATGGGTAAAGAAATTGAGGTTGAGATGCTTGGAGCGCACAAGAATGAGATTATAAATTTTATGGAAGAAATCAGAGGATATGAGGTACATAATGAAAACTATATTCAATACAATTCTTGATGATTGGAAAAGGGTAAAGAATCATTGTAGAACTACTGACAATAAAGATTTTACGGAAAATAATGTAAATGACGAATTTAAGAAAAAGCTTTTGATTTCAGAACATTCACCGATTCGTCTGCTTGAATTTGATTGGTCGTGGAAGGGTATAAAATATTGGGTATCAACGGAGTGGTCGCGTCATCGCTTTGAAAAATTTATTAGCAGCCAGAGAGATGACCGCTTAAAAGATGGTACATCAAGAGATAAGAAAACTCAGGATGCTCTAGTTAACTTTGATGGGTACGCTAATATGCAAAATCTTATTGATACATGGAGGAAGCGTTTGTGTTTTCAGGCCACAAGAGAGGCAAGAGAACTGGCAGAAGATTTTAAATGCGAACTACAAAAAACTCATCCGTTGGAAGCTAATGTTTTGGTTCCGAATTGTATATATCGCCTAGGGTGTCCAGAATTTAAACCATGTGGACTTTATGATGAATTTTACACCTGGTGTTTTGAAAATAGAGAAAAGTCTGTAGGCGATATGACAATACAGGAACGATACGACCTATATAATATTTTCTATAATATGAAGGCGGGTGATTAAATGTTAACAATAATTACTGGGAAATCAGGAGCGGGAAAGTCAACAATTGTAAAAGAGTTGGAGAAATACGGCTTTCACCCAGTCTTGACTACAACCACCAGACCTAAGAGGGAGAAAGAAATACAGAATGTTGATTATCATTTTGTATCCAAAGAAGAATTTTTAGAGAAAATTGATCAGAATTACTTTGCTGAATATAAGGTTTATAAAACAGAATTAGGAATATGGTATTACGGGTCAGCTAGAGAAAATATAGAGAGTGCTGGCGAAAAGGATATTATCATACTTACGCCAGAAGGTTATAGAGATGTGGTTAAAGAGTATCCCAGCTTGGAGTACCGATTGGTCTATATCTATGCCAATAATCAGACCATTAAAAATCGACTGATGAAACGTGGAGACAAAAAAGAAGAGGCTGATCGGCGGCTCCGCCAAGACTACGAAGACTTTAAGGGAGTGGAAAACTTAGCACATAGAATTGTTTACAACAATGAGAATGATAAACTGTGTGATGTTGTAAACAAGATCAGAAAGTATTTAGAGGTAAATTTTGAACATGCAGAAACCAAAACTAATTCTTGATTTCGATGGTTGCATAGTAAATTCAATCAAGGCCATTGTAGATTTATACAATGAAGATTTTCACTATTACGATAACTATAAGTTTGTTAATTGGTGGGATATAAATACATGGGAATTTTCTGAATGTAGTTGCGCAAGTGGTGAATACATAAACCAATATTTTAATCAAGAACGTTTTTTGATAGACTTGAATTTATGCCTTGGGCAAAAGAAGTAATTACAGTACTTGAAAAGATATATGATATAACGATAGTTTCACATGGATATCCGCCCAATTTAATTCTGAAGCAATTCTGGATCGAATCAAACTTTTCTGATCTAAAGTTTATTGGAGTTGACTTAAATAAATGCAATGACAAATCTTGTATTGATATGACTGGAGCCTCTTTTTTGGATGATAATGCTAAGAATTTGTATAGTAGCAATGCTAAGCATAAGATTTGTTTTGGAGAAGAATATGAGTGGAATCGTAATTGGAAAAATGAACGATTAGTTAATTGGTGTGATGTTTATAGAAAGTTTGTAGGAGGTGAGATAAGAGAATTTTGATTACAACAAGCGGTATGTTAGCACGAGAGCTACATAAAGATGATGATTCCTTTCTGACGGTAATGTTAGAAGGTAGAGAATATATTATTGAAAGTATTGGTAGGGTGCCAGATTTTGTTGATGCTCCTACATCACATAAGTGCCTAAATATTCGTGACGGCGGAGAGGGCATATTAAACGATGATCAGAGAAGATAAAAAGCTACTCATTGAATTGATATGTAATGAACAGACAAAAATGATAGTAAAGGACCATACAAAATATGAGTCTGATAAGTATAAGCACCTGGAGGAACTGAAGGTTAGAATAAAAAATATGTGAGGTAGATAAAATGGTAAAAGTTTTAAAAAGAGATTGTTCAGAGGTGGATTTTGATAAAGCTAAAATCTCAAGAGCAATCATGAAAGCAAATGAAAAATGGTGGTGTAATACAACCAAAGATTGCAGATACCATAGCAGATGAAATTGAGAAATCTTGCTATAACGACGAAATGATAAGTATTTATGATATCGAGAATATGGTTTTCCAGAAGCTGATAGACAAAAAAGCTGTACTTACGGCACAAGCGTATGAAGGATACCGAAAGACCAGAGAATTTCAGCGAGAAATGTCTAATACAACTGATGAAGAAATTCAAGAATTATTAGGTGGAATCAACGATTACTGGAATAAGCGAAAATTCAAATAAAAATCCAAGGTTGGTTACTACACAGCGTGACTATATGGCGGGCATTGTTAGTAAAGATATATCAAGGAGATTTTACTCCCTCCAGAAATTGTCCAGGCTCATGAAGAAGCGATACTTCATTTCCATGATATGGATTATTTTGCCCAGGCTACGCATAATTGTGATTTGCTAAATTTGGAAGATATGCTTCAGAATGGCACAGTTATCAGTGAAACATTAATAGAGAAACCGCATAGCTTTTCTACGGCATGTAATATTGCAACTCAGATTATTGCCCAGGTTGCATCGTCACAGTATGGAGGGCAAAGCATTTCCTTAGCACACTTGGCACCATTTGTTGATATTAGTAGACAGAAAATTAGAAAAAAAGTAGAGCATGAAGTGGATGCGTTACTCAAGTCAAATTCTGTTCGTAGCTATTTTAATTATCCTGATTATGTAGAAACGGTTACGAATGAACGCTTGATGGATGAGATTAAGAAAGGAATCCAGACCATCCAATATCAGGTCATTACTTTGATGACTACCAATGGTCAGGCACCATTTTTAACGGTATATTTATATCTTAATGAAGCTAAGGATAAGCAAGAAAAGGCTGATTTGGCCTTACTTATTGAAGAAACATTAAAGCAACGTTGCCAAAGGTGTGAAAAATGAACAAGGTATATGGATCACACCAGCATTCCCTAAACTGATTTATGTCCTAGAGGAAGACAATGTTTCGGAAGATAGTAAGTATTGGTATTTGACTGAATTAGCCGCAAAATGTACAGCAAAGCGTATGGTTCCGGATTATGTCTCTGAAAAAGTAATGCTTGAACTGAAGGGAGATGTCTATACCCCAATGGGATGTAGGAGTTTCCTTACTCCAGACCGCTTCACAGAAAAAGGTGTCGGGAATATTGCAAAAGCAATGAATTATGAAGAAGGAAAACATAAATACTATGGCCGATTTAATCAGGGTGTAGTAACAATTAATCTGCCAGACATAGCCTTATCTTCGGGTGGCGATTTTGATAAATTCTGGGAACTATTTGAGGAAAGAACAGAACTTTGCCATAAAGCACTTCGTATTAGACACGAACACTTAAAAGGAACACCTTCAGATGTTGCTCCTATTCTTTGGAGATACGGGGCATTAGCACGATTAGACAAAGGTGAAACTATAGATAATCTTTTATATTATGGTTATTCAACTATTTCCTTAGGATATGCCGGATTATACGAATGTGTAAAGTATATGACTGGGAAGAGTCATAGTGATGAAGGTGAAGGAGAGGCTTTCGGACTTGCGGTAATGCAAGCTCTAAACGATAAATGTAACCACTGGAAAGAGAATGAAAATATTGATTATAGTGTTTATGGAACTCCATTGGAATCTACTACGTACAAATTGCGCAAAAACTTCAGGAGCGTTTTGGTGTAATAGAAGGAATTACAGATAGAGATTATGTCACTAATTCTTATCATATTCCAGTATTTGAAAAGATTGATCCTTTTGAGAAATTACGTTTAGAGGCCAAATTTCAGAAATTAAGTCCTGGAGGAGCTATTTCATATATTGAAACATGCAATATGCAAGATAATATTCCTGCTGTGTTGGAGATTCTTAAGTTTATCTATAACAACATTATGTATGCTGAATTAAATACAAAGAGTGATTATTGTCAAGTATGTGGATACGATGGTGAAATCCAGTTATTAGATATCGATGGAAAACTTGGTTGGAGATGCCCAAATTGTGGTAATGAGGATACTAATAAAATGAACGTTGCAAGACGTACCTGCGGATATATTGGAACTGCAACAAATGGGTGGAACCAAGGACGATTAGATGAATTTCAGAATAGGTATGTTCATGTAGATGATCATGCAGTAGAGAATTAGGGGGAAACTACATTGCGCTTTGCTCAGATACGCAACATGGACATCAGCAATGGAGAGGGTATAGGTGTTGCCCTCTTCGTCCAGGGTTGTCATTTTCATTGTCACAATTGTTTTAATTTTGAAACATGGGATTTTAAGGGTGGATCAGAATGGACCAAAGAAACAAAATTACAGTTTTTAGACCTTATTAGCAAACCATTTGTTAAAAGGGTCAGTATTCTTGGTGGTGAACCATTGGCAGATGAAAATGTAGATGAAATTTGTATGTTGTTAAATGAAATCCGCTATACTTTTCGAGATAAAATCATTTGGTTGTATACAGGCTATACCTTCGAAGAATCATTTGATTATAGCTGGCAAAGAAAAAGCAGACCTAAGGTTTAGTGAAAATCCTTTAGAACGCAGATTGGATTTAATTAAAACATGTAGCAAAATACCATTAAATTATGTGATGTGCTTATAGATGGAAAATATATGGACGATGAGCGAGATTTAAATCTTAAATGGTGTGGCAGTAAGAATCAAAGAGTTATTGATGTTCAAAAATCACTTCTTAACGGAGAAATAGTTTTATGGACAGCATGAATCAGAACTGTATGGCGTATTTCCAAGAGGAGGTACGCAATATAAGATAATGTTAGATGGAGTATTAAGTAAAGAGTATAGAGAATATCTAATTAGGAAGTTACTTATGTTCCAGTATGTTATAAATCTATTGAAGGAGTGTGGGGATGATAATACTAAAACTACATAATGATGTGACACCAGAGAAATTAATCAAGGCAGGATTTCGACAGCAATCAGAAAATAAGCTGCTCTTTAGAATGAGGGATCGACTTTATAAGGATACAATTTCACTATCAATCAAAATAGATTTGTCAAAGGAACCAGATGAACAGATTGAGTGGTATGTGATTGATAACAATACTGGTATGAGCTATAGTACATTCTATTTTACACCAAATTCATGTAAGGATCTGGTAAGAGATACGGTATATAGAACATTTCGTGAGGTATTAAACGAGTTAGATAAAAGAGAAGTATTGTATATGGATGGTGACGAAAATGGAAACAAGAATAGCAAAATTTGAAAAGGTATCAAGAGAACAATTTTATAAAGATATGGTTGAGTCTTTTGGTATTCAATACGGATTACCTGAAGATGGATTTCTTGATGAAATTTACGAGAGAATCAAACTACCACAAAGAGCCACAATGGGTTCGGCTGGATATGATATTTTACACCAGTACATATTATACTGGAGCCAGGTAAGACAATTAAAGTGCCGACTGGTATCAGATGTAGTATTAATCCGGGATGGTTTCTTGGTATTTTACCACGCTCCGGCCATGGTTTTAAGTATGGTGTACGCCTGAGTAATACTTTTGGAATAATTGATGGTGACTATTTTTCATCTGATAACGAGGGGCATATTTTTGTAAAGTTGATTAATGATTCATGTATCTGCAAAACAGTAGACATACCAGCATGGCAGGGGATGGCACAGGGGATTTTCTTACCCTTTGGAGTTACGGTAGATGATGAGTGCAACACGGTACGAAATGGTGGTTTCGGGTCAACTGACCAAGGTAAGAATTGATATAACAAACACCAAAATTTGTAAATTAAAAAATAGATAGCGAATAGGAGTTGTCTTATAGGAAAAATACCCATTAACAACTCCTACATATATATTACTTATTCAATACCAAGATGATTAAAAATAAAATCAACAAATTATAATCCATAATCTCACCCCTTTTTCTTTTGTATTTATTGACTTCCTTAAGTATACCATAATCTCAATTTTGAGTGATTTTGGGTAGCATTCCAAATTATCAGGTATACATTCGAATTATTTCTGTTAGCATTATGAATTAATTAAGGTAGACATATATTAAAGTGACGTTTCTTAATAATTCTTACAATAATATTACAAAAAACGAAAGAGATATTCCATAAGGAGAATGTAAGGTGAGTGTATGATTTATTATAATAGGAGACATACATGAAAAAATTATTATATATAGGGATTATAGCCTTATCCCTATCTTTAGTCATGCCCATGGCAGCATGGGCAGAAGAAATTATAGAAACCGTTTCTATAACGGCACAGATTGAAACAATGAAAGAAGCATTTACTGAGGCTTTAGAATCTAAAACAATGTATGCAAACAAAGCCGGAGTCAATATCCGGGAGAAGCCTGATATAGAATCAAGAATTCTTGACCAGACCATGTTGAATACCTCGTTTGAAGTAATTGGCGAATATGACGGATGGTCCATGATAACCACAGAAGATGGTTATGCATATGTCAAATCTGAGTATCTTTCTGATACAGAAATTGAACCCCCACAATATACGGAAAAAGATTTATATATACTGGCTCACGTTATCTGTGGGGAAGCACAGGGCTATTCTGGTGAGGAACAGCGCTATGTAGGGTCTGTTGTCCTTAATCGGGTAAAACATCCAAAATTTCCTGATACAATTGAAGATGTGGTATTCCAGAGAGGTCAGTATGCATGTGTAAGCGATGGAAATTACTATCGAGAGCCAACACCACAAAATTGGCCAATGCGCAATGGCTGTTAGAAAACGGTAGTGTTTTGCCTAATAGTGTGATATGGCAATCAAAGGGAGAACAAGGGAGTGGGGTGTACCTAAAAACGAAATGGCATAGCTATTGCTATTAATTATAGAAGAAAGAGGATTGTTTATAGCTATAATAATATGATAAGAAATAAAATAATGGAAGGTACTTGGCTACTGTAATTTGATTAAAAAGTGGTGATGAGGATAAAAAAGAAAAAGTCTGAAATTATCGACATTGTCTTTTGATTCTTCAAGTGCTATGATAAACAGTATAGATAATATACAGATATTATTAGCTAATATGAAAAAAGAAGAGGAATTAAGACAAAGGGCTAAGTATCTGCATGAACAACATTACAAAATATCAACATCCAAAACAGGAAGCGTCATGACTTGGGTTTTTGACCCAAGTAAGGAGAATAACAGAAAGAAAAATAAAAAAACAACAATGGACGCTTTACTGGACGAATTAGTATCTATTTATATAAAGGAAGGTGAGGCAGAGGATTATGTAGAAGAGCATCATGATATAATTGATGCACATTCCCAAGCTCAAAAAGAAGATACAAAACATAAGACAATAACATTCCGGGAGTTTTATTCTGAATGGTTAAGTTATCAAGGGCTAGACCATGATGGGGCTACCATAGTAAGATATGATGTTGATTGGAATAAGTATTACGTCAATGAACCTCTATCAAAGGATATCATTGATAATCCGATCAAGGATATTAAGCCAATCCAAATTAAAGTATGGGCGTATAAGCTTATTGAAAAGTACAAAATGACATCAACTAAGTATTATAATGTCTCAACAATACTTCGTCAGGGATTAGCTTTCGCTGCTTCTGAGGACATTGGAATTATTGACACATCACCTTTTAAAGTGATAATCAAGAAGTCAGATAAAAAATTCAAGCATGCGAAAAAGCCTGAAAACAAAACTCAGGTATTTAATTTGGCGGTTCTAAAAAAATTAATTGACTTATGTTGGGAAGATTACAATGATAAGGATAAACAATATCTAACACCACTTGCAATATTATTTATGATAGAGACTGGGGTTAGGATAGGAGAGCTGTTGGGATTGTTTTGGAATGATGTTGAAGCTGATACTGTAAACATTAAACGACAGTATGGGCGTATTTATGATAATGGGGTTCTAGCTGGATACGATTTAAAAGAGTATACAAAATCTGAAGCGGGTGAACGTTCCATTCCATTGACCAATGAGGCAATCAAAATTCTTCAAGAAATTCGCAAGTATTATTTAAGGAAAGGTATCATTACGGAACGGATATTTGAGAAAGTTGGTTACTCGGCAACCAGAAATAAACTTTATAGGTATTGTGACAAGATGAACGAAATAAGAAAATCCAATCACAAAATCCGGAAGACATATGTTTCTCGCTTGCTTTACAACGGCCTATCAATAAATGATGTGAGAGAATTGGCCGGACATAACAGTGAGCAGACAACGTTGCGTAACTATACTTTCGGCGTTGAGACTGATGAAGAATTGAAAACTCATGTCAAGGAAGCCTTAGCTTTATAA